ATAACCAAGCAGGAAAAATGAGAAATTTTCCCACGCTTGGAAGTACCATATCGTGGCTCTTCGGTCTAATGCTTTGGAGGGGGTTTACATCTTCATACCCATCTTCTGCGTGATGAAAATTGAAAGACCCCTCCTCGTTTAATTCTGAAACTTGTGGTGGAACTCGTAAATAAAACACACCAGACATTAGACCAAATTGACTGTGAATTGGTGTATAATCGGTCTCTTCAGAGTCTGTCGCCCAAATTTGTTGAATTTCTAAATTAGTTGTGGTTGGATCAATTTCCCTGAGTTGCAACCCCGAAGTACTCAAATATCCCCGACCCATAGACAATATAAAATCTACCATTTCTTTAGGTAACAATTTGGTGGGTATTGTAAGTTGTTTCCCCTTAACTCGTCTAAACGCATTTTCATGATATAACTCATTATACCGATTCTCGTAAAGATCGTCTATAATTCCATTCATCTGATCAACCAATTCTTTACGAATATCTGCAGTCGCAGCATAGTTATATTTTTGGTAGAATGATACTTGTGTTTCATATCGATGATCAACCATCATATTCTCCATCGCTGATACGGCGAGTTATCTTTTATGGTGATACTTGGGTTTATGTTAATTAGATTTATCATCGACCCCACCATCTTTCATATCAGTATTATCACCATAAAGAAAAACTGTTTTAACATGCTGATTTATCTTTTCTAATACATCTTCCGTGAAGTATTTTTCGGGCTCTTTCAAAATAGCTTTTCCGAAAATTTTAGAACCATCTGGCATCTCATATCTCGTAGATACTTTGGTAAAGATTCCTGCGTCTTCAGCTAATTCTAAAAGCCCGTAATACTTATTTAACCCCTGGTCATATCGTAATAAAACATCAACTTTTTTGTTCTCTTTGGTTAATCGTGATTTATAGTTTTTACAATGTATCACATTTCCTACAACATCAGTCCCTTCCTTCTCTTTTCTTTTAGAGAGGAATATAATAGTTGAAGCGGCATACTGAATTCCTGAACCTCCCGACATCACATCTTGCGGAAACATCGACCCCATTTGTTTATATGTGTGATTTGTAACCAACAACGGAATTCCTGCCTTACCGAGTTTTAGTGTCAATACTCTGAAAGAACCTTTGACTAATTGTGCCCTTGTCATATCCTTTTTTTCACTGCCATCGGATATATCAGCAACTTCTTTCGTAGTGGACAACATACCCAATGAATCCAAACACATCATTAAAGGTCTATCTTCTGTATGACTCTCTACTACTTTAAGTGCTTGGTGGGTAAATTCTTGTATTGTTGTGACTGGAAGAATTATCATGCGTGAAGAATCAATTCCTCGTTCTTCTATCATTTGCTTAGTAATGGCAGATTCAGACTCAAAATAAAGAACACCCCCGCTAGGATTATCTGCCAAAAACTGTTTGACAATACCCAACACAAAAAAGGTTTTTCCTGTTGCAGTTTCTCCAGCAAATGCTGTAATTTTGTTTGACGGTATTCCTCCATGAATATCTCCAGAAATTAGTGCATTTAAAACATAGCTCCCGGTATCAATATATCCCGCAACGTCACCAGCTTCCACTCCATCAGAAACTTTTGCTCCAAATTCATTACCAGTTGCTTTTAATAAAGCATCAAAATAATTATCCATTTTCTCCTTTTTATATTATTATAACATCAAGTAAAGAAATTGTCAAGACTTGATCGCCGTTCAGTGTCCCATCCAATCACATCCAAAACACCTTTTAACGGTTCCAAAAAAGCCTTTGAAAATTGTGTATCATAATCTATATATTTCTCTAACTCAAGTTCTTTAGGTAAATTATGTAATATCGAAATAACTTTATCGCCCACAGGATTAGGGTCCTTCAAATATGCAAATTTAATCTTTTCGCCTTCCTGTATTAATGGATATTTCTTAGTGAGTTTATTTTTATTTAATGTGTGATTATAAAGTAAAGAACCTTTAACATGTATCGGTGTACCCTTCTTATAAATCATTGCAGAGTCTTTATATTTTTTGAGATTATTTACCGACCTCGGAAAAGCAATATCCTCCATATTCAAATTACAGAACTTTTGCTTGAATGACTCAATATAACTAATCATATTTTCCTCTGTTCCTGAAATAATAATATTAAATATTTCTCTTAATGCTTCACGACAAGATGAGGGTGTAGAACTTTTAACTGCACTAATACCTACTATTTTTAATTTAGGTTTCTCATATCTTACACCCTCAGAATCATGTACGTTTAGAATATAATGTTTTTTAGCTATCCAAATTCCTGTATCTGCAATAACTTCACGTTTCATGACCATTTTCTGTTGATACGCATTTACATATTCAGCAAGATCGGTGTAACTATTTTCAATAACTTCTTCTATTTTTTCGCAAGCTTTATCTAAAAAATCTACTATTTTAGTTTTATCAGTAAGACCAACTTTGGTTACAAGAGAGTCTAAACAGACATATAAACTATCAGTATCCATTGCTACAATATAATCTTTATCATCTGACCCTAATGTAGTGTTTAAATACTTGTTTACTGCATTTTCTGCCCATTGGACAGATAATTGTCCTGCACTGGTTACGGCTTCGGCATTACGTTCTTCATAAAACCTAAAAAATCTGTTACCTTATTCAGCCGAGAGCACCATACGCAGAATTGAGTGCAATTTTTAGGTTCAATTGATAACTATGATACCTAGAAATTTTACCACTCAATTGCGCATGTAGCTCTCGCAATTCCCCTATATTATAATGTTGATAATTTTCCATATTACTTTTTTATACACCTCCAATTTTTACCTTTGCCTTTTTTAACTTTTCGTCTTATAATATTATGCTCTTCTGGATATTTCCTTTTCCACAAGAATTAATTCTTTTTGGGTGTCAAGTAACTTCTTTTTATATCTCACCCTATCATTATACATCTTCTCCATTAATTTAGGGAGAAAACCCTGTTTATCCCTCCGATAAACAGAACCATTAGGTGTCACTGTTATGTCCTTCTCTTTCCAGGTAGAAGTATCAAACTCTTTATTCAATAATCCACTAACTCCTATGGTATTTTGCCAAGAACCCAACAACGTTTCAGGAGAAATATTGTACTGCATTATCAGGTGGGGATATAGACTATTCAAGTCAAAACTAACTATCCAATTATGTCTACCTGTCTGGGGAACTTTCACATAAGCCCCCTCAAATGAATCATTTTTGTTGCTATGTTTTTTCTGTGGAATTGCAATTTTTTCACGCAATAAATGATTAAATATAAAACAATCCCACAATCTCGTTTGAGCAAACACATCAGAATAATTACATTTTGCCATATAAGACAAAGACACGATCAATTCAATTATTTTCATTTTCTTTTCCAGCCGATACACCAGAAGAGTGTCTTGTATATTATATTCTATGAATTTTTGATAATTTGTTTTATATAATTCATAAAGAGTGGCCACTTCTGAATAATCGAGTTTATTTTCGCCTAATTCTACATGAGCTATATGATCTAATCTATAAGATTCCTGATTTATATAAGTAAAACTTTTATATGCGTCCAAGTAATCTATATCTGATATTCCATATATTTCATAAGTCTGGACTTCTTTTCCTCCCATTCCAAAAATCTTACGCTCTTTAACATAACCCCAAGGTGATAATTTTTTGACCCAAGTATTACCCAATTCTCCACGTATACGGTTAACCAAATAAGGAATATCAAATGTCTTAGTGTTCCAACCCGTAATTATGTGTGGTGTATTTTGTTGCCAATACATTATAAATTCTTCTAATAATTGGCGTTCAGTACCACACTTATTGTATGATATATCAGGTGTATTAGTGCTATTAAAATCTCCACACCCCCACACCTGAATATCATCACCCATTTTAATAGTTATAGCAGTAACTTCTTCGTTAGCCAATTCTGGTTTAGGGAACCCGTTCTCAGAGCCAACCTCAATATCAATATACAAAATCTTAATGTCTTCAAAATTGTAATCTAATTGTTCTTTGGGATATTTTTCGGCAATATAAGAATAATTAAAATTTGTATGTCCGTAGATTTTCATGTTATCTACATTTTCATATTTTTTTATGGCATTACGTGTCTCTCTAATAGAACCCCATTGCATAGGTGCAATGGGGGAATCTTCGAGTGTGCGCCAATCTGTTTTTGTTGTGGTGGGTATATATAAGGTTGGTTGGAATTCATGTTTATCACCAAACGGGATACCATTCTCGACACCCCGTTCGAAAATGTGGTCTCCAAGACAGACCACATTTGTATAAAATTTTGTCATTTATTTTTTAGGATAGTAAAGGTGACATGTTAATTTATTATATAATCTATTATAACACACTTTTATGTGTTTGTCAAATAATATCTTTAATTAATCAGTCCTAGCTTATACACTGTTTTTTTACCAACCCTCAGTGCAGTCATAATCTTTTTACGGTTAGTTTTATCTTTTTTGTAAGAACAATGAACCCATCCCGAATTGGGTTGTCCTTTGATGTGGAACTCTAAGATCAATTGATCGAACATGAGATTATTTTTTATCCATGTTGCCAATTCAACATTTGACAATCCGATAATTTCAAAGTCTGCCGCTTCACCAAAACAATGTTGACTGGTTTTAGAACCACCTATCGCTTTATTGAGCGAAGGACTTCGATAACCACTATTGATTGTTACAGTCCGTTTGAAATGATTACTCACGGGTTGTAATATGTTACAACACAAATTAGTCAAGTTGATTAGGTGTTCGGTGTTAGGTGAATTGTCAATCCCCTGACGTATTGCGGTGGATGACTTAATCATTTCACCCAAACTAAAATTATTTGTAATTTTCATTTTTTAATTTTCTCCAATGCCCTTGAGCCGAACCAAAACGAAACGATGGCTGCAAAGATAGTCTCTGTTTGTTCATCCCACACTACATCTAATGTGGCATTCAAATCTCCGCCGGAACTTATAGTATTCCATACGAGTGCAATTTTGATTCCAATAAATGTTAAGAAAAAAACATAAGTAATAAATGGTCTCACGAATGCACGTAATGAATTTATAAATCCACCCTGTTTACCTAATGCGATGTCGTGTTCCAACAAAGACTTTTGTTCTTCTGCAACGGTCTTCGCTTCCAATAACCGAATATCTAAATCGACACCTTTTTCTTTAGCTTCAAGTTGAAGTTTAAACATTTCAACTTGGGTTCTTTTTTCTTCTTTACTTTTGAAAATGTCTATGATCGACGGGACAGCTGAACCGGCGAAACCTAAAAGTGATCCTAAAATTGCAAGCATGTGTTTCTCCTGTCTTTAAAAATAAAAAACCCACCAGTACATAATACCGGTGGGCACATCGAATTAGTTAATCGACTTGATTTTTTTATTTCCAATAGGAATTAAACGTGCTCTTTTTTCCTCTGGAATTACTTTTTCAAGTTCAACGGTTAACATCCCGTTAGTAAGGTCACAACCCTTTACAACAATATCATCTGAAAGAGTAAACGACCTCTCAAATGTTCTCTTAGCAATTCCACGATGAACATAAGTAGCCTCATCTTCTGTTGATTGCTTAGAACGAATTTCAAGAACGGATTCTTTTAATTCGACTTCAAGATCATCCTCCGAAAGACCAGCAACGGCCATTTCAATGAAGTACTTGATATCTCCGTCTTTTCGGATGTTGTAGGGTGGATACCCTTGATTGTTTGAAACATGTTGCGTGGAAGGTCCAAGCAAACGGTCAAACATTGATTCGAACCCTATAGAAAAAGGTTGAAATCCTTCGAAATCCCCAAAGTTTAGGGGTGTGTGTGATGCGCGTAGTACCATAATTCCTCCTTATAAAGCAAGGTTTATAAAATATCAGTTCTCATACGCAGAGCAACTGATTATGAATGAGACCATCCCGATGATGCATCTCAATCGTTCCAACCTTCTCCTTTTAGAAAATGTTGGAAGCGATGTCTTAAAACTGTCCAAATTAATTTAGTGAACGAATCTGCGGTATAAGTGCCAGTTCCCTTCACTACTAATTTATATTTAACCACCATTTCATATTCTTCAATTAACCAATTATCTGTCATTATAATAAATCAAAAAGGCGGGCAAGAATTATACTCTTCTACTATATATCACTTAAATATATTATATCATTCTTTTTCTATTTGTCAAGTGCCCGTACTACCAAAACCACCATCTCTATCTGTTTTTTGACTAGGTGGTTCTGTTAATGTATCTATTTTATATTCAACAGACTTCACTAATTCACCTTGACAGATACGTTCTCCATCAAATATATTTGTTGGTACATCACTCATGCTTGTCACCATGACAAATATCGGCTCCACATAATCACTATCTATAACACCTTCACAATTAGCAAGATGAATACCCTTTTTAAATGATAAACCAGAACGTGGATGTAGACGGATGGAGTATCCTTTCGGTATATCTGCTATTAATCCCACAGGTATTAACATTCTCTCTAAACACTGCAATCTAATATATGGAGCACCATTATTAAGACCAATTTTTCTAGGTAACTGTTTAGTGGACGCTGAACTAAAATATTGTACAGAATCATCCATAACTAGATTGGCATATAAATCAAAGCAAGCGGATTGTTCTGTTGCAAAGGTGGGTAACTTTGCCTGTTCGTTTAATTTATAAAATTTTAAATTCGGTGAATTATTCGTTGTCTTTTGTTTCATTTTCTCTGTGGTCATAATCTACTTTCTTATTACCTATATTATATTTCGCAATTAATGTCCATTCTTCTTTTTCTTTATGGGCAAGAATTTTTAATTGATTTAGGGGAACTACTAATTCAGAAGATTTTTCTGGAGATACTAATTTTATTAACCCCCATTCAGTTAATAAATTTGCTATTGTATTTCTTCTCGCTTGATCATTTTCTGAAAAATTTGTAGGTTTCCCATCAAGAGCAAACAATTCTTTAAAATGAACAATATAATATTGTCCTTGTTTATGTAAGATATGACAAGACTGGTATAAAGTTTTGTCTTTTCTCGACGCTACCCCTATTCGAGTTAGTGTTTCACGTATCTTCAAAAAGGCGTCAGCTTCTTCTATGGTGCACTCTATCATTTTTTCAATATTAGTCATTTTATTATCCTGTCCATTAATTTGTTTAAAATACTAATACTATTTATAAAATTTTAGTACTCTAATAACAAGATAATCATCATATATTCATTTTTTAGTTATACCACCCTCTTCAAACTTCTGTTTTATGGTTACAATATCATTTTCTGATAAAATCTCAAGTGCATCTTTCGCTTTTTCGTTCCCATAACCAAAATAAGTCTTAATCATTTCTAAATTCTCTATTTTATCTGCTTTTAACCATTTAGACCATCTTCTCCTTGATCTAACACTAGTCCGCAAATAATCAAATTGAAGTTTTTTATCAAGGTGGTGGTGTCTATTCATTTCATTTGTCTGGAGGATAGTATCCTGAAAATAACTTAATCCTCTATTAACAAGAAAAGCATTATATTCCTTTTCTGTCAATACATCATTTTTCATGATGTTCTTATTTTCATTAATAGCTTTTATAAAATCAAATGGTCCCATAACTATATTAATTTGCTCCTTTCTTCTATTAGCGGAAATAGGTTCAAAACATGGATTTTCGAAAAGTCAAGTATTCATTTACAAAAGGCAATATGATTTCCGCTCGTAATTGTGCTGTGTTCAATCACGGTATCAAACACCCCTTTTAATTTATCAATATAAACAGGATGGGAACGTGAACTTATCCAAGTATTGAATGCGACATAACCTCCTTTGGTTAATAACTTGGATAGCCCCAGATAAAATAATTTTTCACTAAATTTTGTAGGTACACCATTTTTATTAAACACGTCCATGAAAATTATATCAAAACGGGATGTGGTATTCAAAACATAATCATAGGCATCATCAATAATCACCTCAAGCCGTTCGTCTTTTGGCATAGAAAAATACTCTGAAGCTATCGCTTTTAACTCAGGTAACAATTCGACAACATTAATTTTAGTATTTGGAAATTTATGGAACAAATAAGAGGGGATTGTTCCGGCCCCTAAACCCAAAACTAAAATTGTTTCTGGAACACCAGTATAGTGATCAAAAACAGAAATCATATCGCGGGAATATTTAGTTTGTAATTTAAAAGGTTTGGACTTATTAATTGATGATTGTCTCACACTATTTCCAAACCTCAAATGCCTAACATTCGGTCTATCTATCACCTGAATATTTACACCATCTGTCATTATTTCGTATAAAATATTCTCAGTCATTATTATAATTTATAGACATAATGTGCAATTTCATGATCATTCATTATAGTTTTATATGTTCTCAGACTCTTCATACTGAATGCGCCTCCAAAATAACCATGCTCAATATTACGTTCATTCATATCTCCTATTGTTTTATAATGTATGAAAGCGGAGATTCTTTTTTTAATCTCATTAAATTCTATTACTTCTTCTTTCGTAAAAATATCCTCTATTTCTTCATGTAAATTCCTACCTATAGATTTATTAATAATTTGGTGTGTGGTGTTATCATTTGTCAATATATACACTACAAATCCTACAGGTACATCCTTATAACGAAACATATAACAAATAGTGTTCTTGTCGTCCCAATATGGATATTTAGACATAGATTTTTGTAATTTTAACCAACCTTTGGGAGTTTTTTCCTTTTCCTTTTTCCATTTATTGAAACCCGCATTTAAAATTTCAATGTCTCGTTGGTCGTTAATATCCCTATCAGCTAAAATCGTGAATGTTAAATTTGACATCTTTAACATACGTTTAATGCCTTTCTTATGCATCCATTTATTAGAGTTTATTTTTAAATAATTTGATGGCACATGACTATAGAAATTATACGAATCTATTTTTTCACTGAACTTATACCCCAGCTTTTCGAGTAGTTCACTTTCGGGTTCAATTACACTAATTTTACCAATTAAATGTTTTTCAGATAATTGAAGTAAAACCCTATTCTCATTATCACGATTATCATTAATACTTATCGGTAGACCCTCCATTCTAGTATAGACAGCCTTAAACATCTGAACCCGCTTGAGTACAACTATTACTAAATCATTCTCGATACCAATAGTAATAATTTTTCGTTGCCAATCTTTAGAAATTATATTATATTCTGAGGTAAATTCGGCAGGTAGAACACCTCTAAATCCATACCTCACGCTACGTTTATGGTTATAATAATCTATGAATTTTTTGGAAGTGTCCAACTCCATGGATTTCACCATAAAGAAATTATGCTCTTGGATATCACCTAAATCCACATACTCCACACAAGGAATATTTTCAAATATGCTAAGATTTAATTTCATTATCACCTGAGAAAATTTGCATTGCCTATCACCCAAAAACACACATTTTCTTTTTTAGGATTAACTATTTTTTGATCTATCATGGCATGATAAGCTTTTGATTCATAAACAGTATCTAATTCAAATGTATCGGATATTTTACATTCAACTGGTTTATGATAAGGATAATTTGCTGTATGATATTCATACTCATATTCCCATCGCATATATTCCACACCTTCTTCAATAGTTTTAGTTCTGTCATATCCAAAAGGTTGCATAGCCACCACCCTAAATTTGCGGTTCTGCTTAATAATACCGTTCAGGATACCAACAAAAGTTACAGCACTACCACAATTAACAACTAGGGTGTCTATTTCTTCTGGAATATTCTCAACTTGATGTGAAATTACATCTACGATAGATTCTCGATTAGAACTAATTTGGTATCCGAATAGTATTTTAAAAAACTTTCGTTGTTTGGCTAATTTATCTAATTCAGAATATAATACACTACTAAATCCCTGACTCTTTGACAATAAAATTATTTCTGAGCCCACCTCTTTACAATATTTTAATGTCTTATACTTTTCTATAGCCTTAGATGGTATGGTGTTGCCTATACCTATCAAAGATTTAAATCCAAAATGTTTTGCTACCCGTGATACTATGGGATTTTGCGGAGAACCTAAAGACGCTGCCGTTGCAATTGTGGAATCATATTCATCACGAATCAAATCTTGATTTTTGTCTACTAATGCGAGACATTGCCTAACTTTACCTCCAGATATAGCAAAATCTTCAAACGGTTTAAATAAATCTTCTCTCTTAAACCAAATATCACCGTGTTTTTCCACTGGAGACATTTCATAATAATCTATTGACATATTTTTAATTTATAATATTATTGAAAAAAACATCCAAAGTATGAGTCTTATACGATGCAAACAAATCAATTGGA